AAAGGTACTTTCGGACACAAAAGATACGTTAAAGGTAGGGGAAATGACGGAGTTTCAAGGAAAATTGAAGCACCGCAGCCCGAAACAGGTGGAATCGTTGGCAAATAGCTTGCTTACGGAAGGTTTGATTATGCCATTTGTGATATGGCGGCACGAAGGTAAGAACTTATTGCTTGATGGACACGGACGATACAAGGCTATACAGTATTTAGCTGAGAAAAACGGTGATGAAACTGTCTTGCAACAGGACTTCCCTGTGCTATATATTGATGCTCAGACGGAAGAGGAAGCTAAAAAAGCCCTTTTGCAGATTTCAAGTAGGTACGGAAACGTTACGAGAAAAGGTGCAGCTGCATTTTGTGCTACGATACCGCAATACAAAGCTCCAGTGCTAAAACCTTTTTCGACAGACAACAGTGCATCGAAAAAGTTTAAGGCAAAAGCGACGGACAGGACTTTGATAAAGATTTCTGTGCCGAATGATATTGCCGAGGAGATTAAAAAGATGCTTTCGGAAGTACCATCTATAAGGATAGTGTAATGGGAAACATACTTGCGCCAACAGTGAATAAGACAGAAGCATTTGAAGAAGAGTTCAATACCACAGGAATGAAAAAGAACGACAGTGGCGTTGAAAAAGAATCGCTAACGCAGTCTTTTAGGAAACTGCTTAATCTTCCTGCACAGGAAGACGAGATAAAGCGCAAGGACCAGAAACACATAGAACAAACGTTCTTATCGGTATATGAGATTGCGAGTAATGAAGGATTGACAGTTGCCGAGTGGGTACAGAAAGACCCTGTGACTGCTGTTGCTTATGCTGAAAACAGCGTAGCATATTGGCAGAACATATTGACGACAGCAGCAATGACAGGTGCATTAGAAATTACTCTTGCTAATGGAGAAACGGCGAACAATCCTGTATCAAAGAATCAAGCAAAGCTGATTGAAGTAAAGATACGAGAGTGTCAAAAGCAGTTGGACTTTGTGAATGAGCTGGCATTAACATCATACCGAGATGATGAGCAGCGCAGAGATGCGTTGCAGCGTGTAATGTATAGGCGTGCATTGAAGGGTGATACCCGAATGGCGATATACTTACACGATAGAACAGAAGGACGACCGAGCGAGAGTAAAGTTGCGGAACTGGACTACGACTATACATATGCTGTATGGGCGATATTGAAGACCTTGTTTGATAAGCAGCTTGAAGTATTGAACTCTGGCTCTGGTGTACGTTTAGTATGTTGTTCCCGTCGAGCGGGAAAGACGCACTTGCTGACAGCAATAATGTTGATTGAGTGCTTACGCCGACCGAGAACTAAGGTTATGTACATTGGAGAAACAATGTTACAGTCCGAGAGCTTGGTAGACAAAGCAGCGAACGACATTATTGATGCAGCTCAGTTGCGTGACAAAAGAGGACGACGACTCGACTGGAAGCACTTGGACAATGGGTCTGAGATTATGATTCGAGGTCTTTCAAATACAAAAGACCCTGACCAGATTCGTGGACACAATGCTAAAGTCATTGTAATCGATGAGTTCTTCCATTTGAAGAGTGAATTGCTAGACTATATGCAGCAGCAGGTTTTGACACCTATGCAGATGGACTTTGCAGACGACTATATGTTTATCTGTGCAGGAACACCGCCGAGAATTAAGGGAACGTTCGGAGAGAAAGCGTGGAACGAATGGAAAGTGCCTAAGTTCCATTGGACGTGGAAAGACAATCCGCATCCTGTAAATATGGAGCAAAGAGCGGCATTTATTGAGCAGAAACTTAAAGAGCAAGGTTTGACGTGGGAAAGTTCGTTTGCACGTCGAGAATACTTAGGTGAGTTCTGCTATGATGAAGACTTGTTGCTATATCCTACCTATTATACATACGACCCAAGAGAAGCTCTACCGACCGTACAGCCAACACGAATTCTTTTTGGTATCGACTACGGTGTATCAGATAATGACTGTTTGATAGGCGTTGCTTGGAATGATGATGAGAATCGGGGTTATGTATTCTGCGAAGAGAAGTTTAACAGACTTGACGTACCGCAAGGTGTATCACAGCTTGAGATGCTGAGTGAAAAGATAGAACACGCTTGGTACGATGCTTTTGATTACTTCCCAGGACTTGACAAAAAAGAAGCAAATAAGAGAATCTGGTTTGATGCTGATGACAATGACCAGCATTTGACAGATTATTTGAATATGAATGTACACGTTACATACATAGATGAGCAAACGCAAGAGAGAAGAAAGTTGAATCTTTCAATACAGAACGCACACAAGACAGACAAAGGCTTTATGTTCGACCGCTTGAACGACCAGTTTAGAACGAGCAACTTGCTTGTTATGAAGGGCAGTAAGCTAGAAACAGAGTTGAAGTCTACAATCCGAAAGCGTGGTAGCAAGGGTGAAGTGTATAACGAGGTAGATGATAGTGCATATCATCCAGATTTGTTACCTGCATTAAGATATGCTATGTGGAATGTAATCGGCGTTAAAGGAGTAAAGTAATGGCAGATACTAATGACACAAAACCAAAGAAAAAAGTTGTAGTAGTAAAAAAGAAGCCTACAACAGAAAAGAGTTACTCAGAAGAAGACCGCAAGAAGTTGATGGACTTTGCAAGAAATCACGGAGATGCAATACAGGCTGCTGTTCGTCAGGAGCAACGAAAAGATACAGATGCAGCTAGAGATGTAACTAAAGTTCCGCTACACAAAAGTGACTTTAAGGCTGCAAATCACGACAGCTCAATGGGTGCAAATGTCTTTACAGGTGTATCAAGAGCTGATAAAGACATTATCCAATCGGAGCTTGCAAGAGCAATTCGAGAAGGTAATGGACCACAACAGTATGACCCTGAAACATCTTTGACAGGACGTAGACAGGTTGAGAATGATTTGTCTTACTTCCAAGACGTAGGTGATACAGATGCTGCTGGTTGGTGGAAAGATTTTGAAGATGTTTGGAATAAGGGAATAAAAGGAGAGCGACTTCCAACTACAAAAGAACGTGACACAATGTTGAAGGACTTTGAAACGCCTGTTGCGAAAACTGTTTACAGCGGCGTAGTCAACCTTGAATTGCACAAAAAGAAAGAAGCTCTTGAAAACAGAAAAAAGAATCTTGAAGAAGAGCTTGATGAGAATCCAGAAAAGACAGAACTGAAAGACGAAATAGCTGATGTAGAAAAGCAGCTACAAGAAGTAAGAAGCCAATTACCAGCAGTTGAGTTGTCTGCAGGAACTTCAAGAAAACAGCAGTTTGATAGTCAGTTAAAAGCGTACAAAGACAGGCTTAATGAGCTTGCAGGTGAAATTTATAAGAACCCTCACTCAGAACGATTGTTAAATGAGAGAGAGAACATAAGAGCTAACATAAAGGCTTTGGAAAGTCAAAGAGATATTTATGCTCCGAGAAAGGGGCAGGACTCTCTGATTACAAATTATGGTCAGAACACAGGCAAATGGTCTATGACGGTTCGTGACCTAAAAACTTTTATGGAAGACAAGGGGTTAACACCACAACAAGTTGGGGAAGTTATAGCGCAAAGATTCCCTACACCGCCGTCAGATGATATGAGTATAACCTCTCAGGATGTATGGGAATGTGCGCATCTAGTACCACAGTTGGCTCAGGAAACTTTCAAGAAGAACAACGCAGCTCAGCTTGAGGTGAATAAGCAACTAGAAAGAAATTTTGGTTCACCTAAAACAGCAATGTTTAGCTATTTAGG